GGTTGACTGTTGGGCCATCAGGATGTCCCAGTTCACCATACGCTCTGTTTTCTTTGATGAATTTTTCGTTATACCGATTTACTTCATTCGTTAGAATTTCCATAGGGTATACACGACCGTTTCTGTTCTTAATATCCGCCTGCATAAAAACGCCACGAATTTTGTAATTCTTATCGCCGCTTTCTTTTTCTTCGCAGACATACTCTATTTCTTCAACGGCTTCAGAAAATAATTTTACAACTTGCATTTCATAACTCCTAAGAAGTATAGTTAACGTCTTTCTTAAACTCAATCAAGACAAATCCAGATGTACCGTAACATGTCATTTCATGATCGCCAGACGTTGCAGTTGTATTTGTTGCGGCAGATTTAATAAGTCCCGCTGTACCATCGTAATGTCCTGTTCCAGCCAAACGAATCTGCACAACATCCGCTGATGCACCCTTTTCTTGAATATCTATATGTCCTGTATCGTCATTGGCAGTTCCTTGAACCAGTCCCCACCAAATTCTTGCGATATCTAATTTTGCGCCATTAGCATGTCCGGCCAGCGCACTTGCGTCTAGAATAGCGTTATTTGCAGTTGTATCATCTTCGATGTTAACCAAAATAGTCACAGTTCCGCCAGCGCCAGCAGCATTTACAGCAGTATCTCTTAATGTTCTAGTTGCAAAGGCCATCCTCTAACTCCTTAAATCGAAAGCATTTCTTTTTCAAAGTATGCCATGATCTTTTTTTCTGGCACTTTGTATTTCTTCGATGTGTCTTTTATTACTTTTTCAAAACTATTTAGGAAATCTGAAGGTTTAGAATCCATGACCTTGAAAACAGAGTCGATAGCATCTTTCATCTTTGGAGAAAGTCTTTTATACTCCTTAGACATTTTATGCTCGTCTTTTTCAACGACCACATTTTCATAAAGATCTTCAATCCTCTTCATTTTCCACACTCTTAGTGTTTACAAAAGTTGCAGCCAATTCTTTTCTTCTATCTTCCAAAGCATCACCTACTTTATGAGAGATCGCATGTTTAAATGCGTCCTCTGCTTCTATATTGTTACCACCTGCTACCATATCTACAAATTCTCTACTCGTCACTGTTGCTCTCCTTCATCAGCATTTGGATCCATACCATAGGCAAGTGCCGCTCTATCTCCAGTGTCCATTTCTGGATCAACTGCCATGCCGCCCGGATCTGTTGGGTATCTTGTGATGCCATCACCACCATCATTCGGCACACCACCATCCATTGGATCTCTTTCTGCCTCAGATGCAATTTGGTCACGCATATCAGCTATCTCAGCATCATTCATACGCAACACATGTTTCAAAACATATTCTTTACTGAAGAATGTTCCAATGTATGCTTCTACATTTTGTAGTGTGCTAATACGGTCATTCAACAACTCTGCTTCTTTCAGTTCTGCAAAATGGCCATCTTTGAGAAAATCATATTGAATATGTTCTTTCATTATATCCCAGTCTTCTAGAGAGATAATGCTCTTTAACAATAACTGAGTTTTCAAAACGTCCGTAAAGAGATGAACAAACTTTTTTCTTAGCTTCTGAATAAACTTGGTAAACTTGAGTTCATCTCTTGTAATATCTGTGCTTCTACCAAGACTAAAACTTGATTCCGATTCAAGTCTGGAAATAGGAACATTCAATGACCGATAGAGTTTCTTCTGGAAATATTGAATATCATCAATCTCACCAAGATTAGAACCACCCGGCAGTGTTGTGATTTCTGTGCCTCGGCCACCTTCTCTTCGTGGGAGCCAGAAGTCTTCCAACATACTCATGTGATTTCTATCATCTCGTATTTCACCAGTTGATGCATCGTAGACCAACTTGTTGCGATAACGATTCATCACATCTTTGAGATACTGTTCTGCTTTTATCTTAGGAAGATTACCAACATCAATATAGAATATACGACGCTCAGGAGCCCTAGAAATACGATAGATGACCAACGCATCTTCAATCATCCTCAATTGATTGACAGGCTTGATTGCCTTGTGTAAGTAAGATAAAACCTTACCACTGTTTTGATCAACTACACCAGATGGACAATACGTTATTGCGTCACCAGCAATTCTAATCCCCTGTTGAGCTCCACCATATCCGGCAGAATGCAACCCTTTTTCATTATAGATGTAATACTCTTCAATCTTCTTAATCTTATCTACACCAGTGGCTTGGTCTTTCTCTTTTTTTACTTCCCTTACTTTTCTAATCTTAGTCGCATCAATATACCGTAATGTGCTTACGCCTTTTTTAGGATTTTTGGGGTCAATAACTTTATGGAAAAAAATTCTTCCATCAACATACCAACGTCTAAAGATATCATGACCTTTTTGTTCAAATTCTAAAAGAGAGAGGACATTATCAAATTCTTTGCGAATAAGTCTTTTAATTTTTTCTGGGTAGGGAAGTCTATCAAGAGTAACCATGACAGACTGAGAAAATTCATCTGAAGTTATTGCTTCGTTAACGATATCTTCGACTGCACTGTCACATTCTGGTTGTTGTGCAATATCTCTATAACGTCGAATTAAATCTAGCTCGGTTCTTTCTCGTCCATCCGTATCAAGAACAGATGAGAGAAAACCGCCACCAGCGACTTCGATGCTACCATCGTCAGGAGTCGGGACAGTGAAAGTATCTCCACTGTCCTGAGCCCCTTTTCGAGTAATACTAAAACCAAATAACTCTGCCATTATATCTCCTTACTACTATTTAGTAGTTAGGAATATATAGTCAGTTACTAAAATGGGCCTGTCGGCGCATCTGCGATAACAGCATCAGTAACAAAGTGTTGATATCTAAATGTCACATCAAAAGTCTCAATCGTATCTGAAGTGCCAGCAGCTAAGTCAATCGCACCAACTGCTGTCGGAAACGCATTGACAAAGGTGTATGTTTTCAACACTGAATCATCTCTATCAAGTTGCGAGACTTTAAGGTCAGCAGTATATTCATCATGAGTTGTCAAGCCTTGACCCGTGACAAGATTATTCATACTGTTATTCCACCGTTCCATTGCGTTTCTAATTGCAAAGTTTGTGTCGTTCAAGAAAGTTACAGTCCATGTCTCAAATGTTCTATCAGCAGGGATAAACAATGAACGACCTCTAAATGGAACCTCAACCTCAGCAATTGTCATTCCTGGCAACTGAGCAGCCGTGCACAAAAACGCAGCATTTCTTGTATCAAGACCAACAGCACCAGCAGGAGGATTATTAATCTCAACGCGATATTGGTTATTTCTAGCGCCACCACCAAGTAGTTGTGACCTAAATTCGTCTAATGTTCCAACCATTTTCGTTGCTCCTTATTAGAATCTACCGATAACTTCGTTGAATTCGACACCAGTTCGAACGGCAACAAAGTTAAGAGTAATAAAGTTAATAGACCTTGCTGGTTTGATGTAAATGTCAGCAACAAATTCGTTTCTGTCAACTACTTCACCTGTATTGTTCGTAGCATCGCAGACCACCGCAAAATCAGTGATACCTCTACGACCTTGAACATCTCGCAAGAAAGGCTCTACCAAGTTACGGAACTGTGCTCTTGTAAATTCATCGTTGAATTCAAAGAGTGTAAACTTAGCAGCAGTTGCGATTGCTTTTTCAAGAACCAAGAACAAACGACGAACGTTGATTCTATCAAACGCACTTGGTTTTGTCTGAGCAGTTTTGTCACCAAAGAGAACCACACCCTGGCCAGGGAAATCAACAACAGGGTTGATTCGAGCCTTGTAGAGAATATCTCTTTCAGACTGTTTTGGATTGTAAGCAACTTTAATCGCACCACGAATGTTACCACGATTGTAACCGCCTGGTGAGAACCATGCATCAGCAACTCTGTCCGTGTTTGCACAGACTCCAGCAATGTCACCGTTCAAAGGAACAAAACGCACCACATCATTGTACTTATCATACATCTGTTTATAACCACTGTCGTATACAACATACGAAGACGATGGCAATGTATCAAACGAATTCTTAACATTCACTGTTTGTGTGTTTGAACTCTGAACATTAACAACCGCCTGACGAGCAGGAGAGATGAAACCAACACAGTCCTTGCGCAGTTCTACAAGATCGGTAATCATTGTACCATGTGTGTCAAACTCATCACCAGATGTACCGAACGATGATCCAGTGACCGTAACAGCAGGACCACTAAGCACAAAGTTAATGTCATGAGCTTCTGTGTCTGCGAACAAGTCATATGCTGTTCTCTTTTCACCAAGAGTCAAAGAATAGTCGTCTGTTCCACCAGTCAACCCATCATATGTCGGTGTATCAACAGATGTAAATGCACCACCACCAGAACCAGAGTCCTGAATAAGATTTTCTCCCTCATCAGTACCAGAAGCACTTGCATCCAAAAGAACAGCATCACCTTCATTCGAACCATCAGAATCCGTACCGTTAAGGATAATGTTGTTACTTGCATCCAAGTCACTACCCCAATTAGTACCAGAAGAAAGATGATCCATCCAAAAGATATTTGCAGATTGCGTATAAATGACATCAGGATAGTAGTTTGTTCCACCTTGAGCTGTTCTGGCTTTAGGATTCTTGGAAAGTGCTGAATATGTTTCTAGAACCGATAGAGTTCTTTGACCAGCAACACTTTCACTAAATCCACTAATTTTACCTGTTGAATCATAAACAACAATATGCAACTCATCAGCTGTACCGCGGCCTTCTTTAGTGGACCAGTCAGATGTGCCAGGTGCAGAATCAAACAAGTCGTAGAACTTCCAACGTCTACGAATGAAAGAGTTGTCAGCAAGGGCTGCAACCAATCCAGTTCCATTTGGATTGTCTAGTTCACGAATTGTGATTGTGTTGTTTGATGTGTCACGAGCGGTAACATCATATTCTTTACCTGCATGACCACTAGCCGGAGTACCGAATCCACTGTCTGTGAAGAAAGAAACGATGTCGCCAACGTTAATCACGTTACTCGCAAGGTCAACATCATCAACAGTAACAGATGTTGCACCATTAGATGCCGCACCATTAACTTGGTTAGCACCTGTAATGTTCTGCGAAAACGCTGTAGCAGTTGCACAGATGGAAACTTTAAGAGAGTTGCCCCAATCACCAGCACTTCTTGCTGCCCAAGGACCAACACTTCCTTGGCCATCTCTAAAAGAACCCGAATAGTGATCAGTATCTCTAATCAACACACCTAGTTCAGATGCGGCATTTAGAACACCAGACTCAGCACGGACAACTTTAAGCGCATTGGAATACTGCAAAAAGTTTGCAGCAGTGAACCAATATTCAAAGTTATTGCCGTTAGGTTCACCAAAGATACTTCTCAATTCTTCTTCAGAACCAATATTAACAACGGTAGCTACCGGGCCCTTTTCAAAAGGTCCAGCGACCGCGCCAATATTTGTTTGTACGGCGGGTATGATATTAGTGAGATCGATTTCTTTAACATGTACGCCTGGAGAGACTAAAAAACCCATTTCTCGTACTCCTTACAATTGTAGAGTCTAAAAACTCTTTGTTATTCTTGTTATTATTTATAAAAATAAGTTTTCTAAAACCGTGTTTTTATATGTTGCAAATCTTATAAATATGCACATGTCATCACACTATGATAAGTATAAAGACACTATAAAGAAAGTTGCGAAACGTAACTATAGACAACGCATAGTGTGGCTCAACGAATACCTTGCTGACAAGTCCTGTGTTCATTGTGGTGAAAGCGAAACTGTTTGTTTAAAGTTCTACCCACACAACAATGAAATTAGAAAACTTACTCAACGCAAAGGTATGAACGAAGAGAGTCGTGAAGAATCAATTCAATTGATAAAGAATTCAAAAATTGTTTGTGCAAATTGTTTCATTAAATTAGAATCTGATCTAATTGAGTTTATTTAGTGTTTTACCAATTTGTATTATAATCTCTAACAACTGGTGTCCAGCGGGTTCCGTATTCATCTATAGTATCTTCAAAGGGATCGTCTATACCATTGACAATGAAACCAAATGGAGCCATGTCCTGTTCTAACATGTCCTGTTGTTCTCTTATCATAGTTCTTCGAATATCATTATCAGTGAGTTCTTTGAAATAAGTCTGGTCTGTTGCCCAGGCAAACATAAACATACACGCAACCAAATCATCATTACAACCATCGTCTGCTTGATAGGATGAACCTCTGACTATAAAAGTAGACAGTTCATTGACAGCATCATAATCTTCTATTATTAGTTTGTTGTCCTCTATCAACTGTTTAAGATTAGAACAACCAATCTTTTTGACAGCCTTGGTTGTTCTTACACCCAATTGCGCTCTGCCGCCTGAGAAACCCGCTCCAAGGATTTGTCCGGCCCGTCCTCGCATCGAAGCCATAACTAGGTTGTCATACTCAAGATCAAACTGTAAAGCGTTAGCGACCTGCTCACCTATGTCATTCACCTCTACCATCACATATGCTTGATTATATGCCTTTGCAACTTCATGTATCTTTGTGGGAAACAGAAGCGGTTTGATCTCATTATCTCTAAACTTCGCAACCACCTTATATGGTATTTCAGTTACATCAAAGACTACAAAGGCAGAATAGTCATTT